CCTCTTTTGCCTCTCTGTGCAAATATATCCAAATATAGAAATCGGCGCTCATAGCTGCCAACTCCGTCTCATTGATGGAAATATGCTTGAACAGTTCTTTTAACTCTTCTAGCTGTGGAACAACATACACTTGTTTGTCTGCGTCCACTTCCTTCTCAATCCCAAGACAACTAACATAAAAACAGAAATCATCCATACACTCATAGAAATGATACACTTTGGTTGAAACCACATTCATATATTGACCATCTATCATCACTTTAAGTCGTATGACTTCAACAGAATCCTTTTCCTCTGACATCACTTCGCGCTTTTCAGCTGCGGATTGTGTGTTCACTGAAAATGGAATTCCGTATCGGCCAATTCGGCTGCCTCGAAATGTATGTACCATTCGAGAATAACCTCCATGTTCTTGCTTGCAAGGATTTGCAACCTTGTTGCTGGATGTTGTGAAGAAACAGGCTGAATTTGCCTAGTTAGATTCACTGGAACCATCAGCGTCTCGGTATGCTTTGTACCATAGTTGTAGGAGTTCGCTGTATAAGCGATACCTCCTGAGTACATCCCCAAACTCTTTGTCTTGATCGACTTGTTCGCGTGACAAAACCCTGCATAAATGTAATCCCCAGCTGATTCTGCCTTGAAAATGATCTTCAACTCGACCAGCTGCACATTTCCTAAACCGACCAAATGTGCTGACAGCACTTGATCCAACGTATTCTGTACACTTTTCAGACCGTCCTTGTCTCCACCAGTCATCGAACCACGAATAACCTTGTTGAAAGGGAATGCGACACCAGCGAACTCTGGCCTCGCAACACCCAAACCACTCACCTGCTCTTCTGATTGTGTTGCCATTTTGTACGAAATTTAGCCGGTGTACGGCTAGTAATCATCATCATAAAAGCCCCGATCCACGATCGGTGCGGCTCCTTCCAAGTTCATTGACCCTGTCATCACTAAATTCGACAACGCTTCCAATATGCCTGGTCCGTTCGGGCCAACTGTAGCGCTATCAAACTCTGTGATATCCAATTTGTCCCAGGGTAACTTCTTCATGTAACCGAACTTACGGATATTGAACATGATATGATTGATTGCACTTGTGTGCGTCAATTCGCTCTCTGACATCACATCGTAGACTCGGTCTCCCAACTGATAGTTCGTTGCGAACAGATCAAAGTACCCCAAAGCAATGTCGTCAACCTTGCCTCGGGATAATTGTCCTCGTAATCGCTTATACAGAACGATCGGATCCTTGTAAACCACTCCATTTGTGATTGTAAACGAGCAAAAATTGCCTTTTGCAGCTTCTGCTCTCTTCTCCACTCTATTCTCAAGATGTCTGAAATCTTGCCAGGCTGAACTTTCATTTAGTCCACCTGGCCGTAGTATGTCATCTCCGGAATTCATCATTGGTGTCCCCGGCTGCAAATTGAACTGTAACGCTTCTTTTGCGACAGTATCGATGCTATTGCACAACCATGTGAATATCTCTCCAGACAAAGTCATCAAACCGAAATGCAAATTACGAGTATGAAAGTCCATCTTCGTGTCATGGTAATGCTGAATGTATTCTTCGGGTATATTGTAACGTCGCATCACCAATTCCATTAGATGTACACCTTCACCTCGAACGGTTGTGTCTAGTGCTGATATGTCACACTCGTGCCACAGATCTGAATGACCATAAACGCTAACCCATGAAGTTATGTCCGCGTTCGTTTTGTGTGCATGCCAATAGAATGACGGCGGCAAATCGGCCATAATCATATCCAATAGGTAAATACCTACTGGCCCTTGTTTAAAAATGTACTCATCCGAATGCGTCAAAATGGTCTGTAACGGCTTTGCACAAGGAAATTCCAAATCCTTCATCTTCCATTGATTCTTTGCAGTCAGAAAACCAGTATAGTCCGGCTCTGCTCGATTTAGAGAACCCTTCTTTTGGGCCTCACTCCGATCCGCTCTTCTTTCCTGAAAACGAATGACACAATCATCAAATCGGTGCTGGTCAAATGGGATCTTTTGATCCTCGTCCCATGACCAATAGTGGCACAGTGATCGCCACAGTGTTGTACCGTAAAGTTGACGGTCCATGTAATCCATCTCATTCTCCTCGGATGTCGCATACCGCAATCTCTGTTTGATACCTAAAGCGAAAGCAGCCTGATCATCAGTCGTTTGCATTTGACCCCAATATATGAACTTGGGATCGTATTTCAAAGGATTGTCGCGATCGTCCAGACTCGCAATAAACCTGTTGAAATCAGTGCGCAACTTCTTTTTCGACGCCAACGGATTCTTGACCTTTTCCTTGCGTATTATCCGATCCGAAACCTCCACGTAGTCGGCTCTCACTCCAAATTGATCTCTCTTCTGATTGGTGAGTAAACCTTTCCACGGCAGTTCCGCTCGTTCTTTAGCAATTGCTTCGGCATGATGTAGTTCATCAACATGCTCCAGATCCGTGATCGCCAAATGTGTCAGAGTCTTATGTTGTTGTATCCATGCAGTCGCTCCGTTGTATTCACCTGGCCTCTCCCATTGATGCGGTACAATGTTCACCGCAAATTGATAAGCGTCCTCATACGCTCCCTCTCGATTCAAACGTGCTCCTCCCCGTCTTATGGGGTTATCTGGGTCAATGAAAACTTTCTTCCAGTCGAACTTCAAATATGGCC